TCTTAATGCCAGCTTCCGTAATAGAAGCAGTAGCAGTAGATTCTACCATCGCAGTCGTACCTGTTGCACCAGCAGTCGGAGAACCCGATGTTGGGTTCATCGACACATAATTGGTAGCGAGCCACGCAGGAACACCAGCGGAGGCGCGAGCAGCAGTTGAGCTGCCAGCACTTCTTACGATGTTCTGAAGCAACATGACTTCCATGTCGCGTTTCATGCGCTTGCCGTTTTTAGCCAATTGGTAAGCCTGGTGTTTGCCGTGTCCGGCATAGTTCACTGCATCATCAGTACCAGATGTTTGCGAAACATACTGTGCAATCTGGCAGTAATTTCCTAGCCTCGTTGGAAGTACCCTAGCGTCAGCAGCAATGCTGTCGTCGCCTTCTATATTTCTATTCACAGCGCCAGCGGTGATAGAGTCTGTCTGCCATTCAAAGAACGTATTATCTACGCTCTGCTTGGAGCAAGCAGACATGAAGGGGGTATCCATAGGGGCGATAGAATATATTACGTTTGATAATTGTTCACGAATCGCAACGGAACTATACGTTAGCGATGTGTTTGTAGCAATTGCCATTAAATATTCTCCCTATTAAGAGTTCATCATATCTTCCAGCAAAGTAACCGCGTCATCGACGTGGCCTGTTCGCTGTAATTGTTTCATTTTCGCAGTACGGGTCTTTTTAGAACCCTCACTTCTGGTTACACTACTACCGCTTCGGACAACTCTAGGTTTGTTTTTGACCTTCTTCGTTTTTAGATCAGCATTCTGAATCTGGTCATAACGTCTAGCTTTATCCAAAACAACAATAGATCGCCAATCTATCAATCCGTTGAGTTCTTCTTCAGAGAACCCCTGCCCAAGACCAAACTTGCGTAGGTCAGAGATAAGTTTCGGTTGTTTTTCAGGGTCTTGAAATTCCGGTATAGCTTCTACCAGGAACTTGGCATTCTCAGCCTTTGACTGTGAATACAACCTATTACTCTCCGCTTGACTATTCGCTGACGCTTGATCTCTTTGAGCTTGAAGTTCTCTTACTTTCTCTTTTGCATCCTGTTGTTCCTGCCGCTTGGTCATATATTCCAAGGGATCAGTCATCTTCAGGGTTTCCCAATCTACATTGGCAAACTTATCGAGATTAGAGTTTTCAAGGATATTGTTAAGTGTTGCTTCGTACTGCTGTCGCTCTGCTTGAATCTGCTGGTATTCGGCTGCCATTTGTTGCTGGGCGTTATCGAATTCCTTTCGTTGTTCAGCTAGATCTTGAGTTTTTCGAGTGAAACTAGACTGACGGGAATACCCTTTAAGAAGTTCATCAAGGGTAACTTCAGATTCTTCACCGTCTACTTTGACAGCGTATAGAAGTTCCTCGACATCTCCTTCGTCCTCTTCACCTTCTTCAGATTCCGCCTCAAATTCCTCTTCGGGTTCTTGACCCTCCGGTTCCTCTTCAGGTTCCTCTTCAGATACCGCTGCTTCCTGCGGTTCGGCTTCCTCGGATTCTGCGTTTTCTTCCGAATTCAAAATACCAAGAATTGCCTCTTGTGCTTGCTGCACACTACCTTGTAAATCTTCTACTTCTGGTTGTGGGGCTGGTTGCTTGTCCACGGCTACCTCCATAAAAAAACCCGCTAAAAAGCGGGTTGGGTTAGAAAGGCTTTTTAACCTTTATATGTAAGGGGATTGTTTCTTTAATATATCAGTCATCTTGCCAGTTGTTACAACTGATTCAAGATGGTATTTGACACGGGAAAGAAGTTGTAACCCCAGCCAGATTGATTCTCTGGCTTCCGATTCATTACTAGATGAGTTCTCCCATCTGGTAAGAAGTTCGGTTCTTAATACATCAAAACTTTCAAGAAAAAGTGGATCAGAAAGAAGACGCTTTGCGTGTTCTTCTCTTTGTTGTTCGTCCACTTTTAGTACGAAATTTTACTAGATTTTTTCTTGTGTGGATTGCTCGTAAATTTAGCAGCCCATTCTTTAGCTTTATTCAACTTCTTGAATATTCTAGTCTTTCCACCGTAGATAGCTTTATAGCTACCATCAGGTAGTTTCGTGATTGCCATATCGTTATCCTATAGCTACTGGTCTATTCTGTTCTGCTTCAAGTTTCAACTCTGCCATCTTCAACTGAGCGTCCACCTGTGCTTCAGCCGCGTCCTGCTGAACTTTCTGCGCCTTGATCTGGACTTCAGCCGCTTTGATTTCCAGTTCCTTCTGCTTATTCTGCATTTCCATCTGTTGCATCTGTTGTTCTGGCGATGGGCCTGATTGTTCAATCTGAGATGGATCTGTCATAAAGTCATCGACATTCTGAAATCCCATATTGCGAATAATAGCAGCTCCAATATTATACATATTCTGCTCGTTTACGATCCTAAGACCACCCTGCATTGCCTGGGAGGCAAATTGTAACATGGAAGAAAGGTGCATCAACTGCTGGTCTTTATTCCCATGCCCTAACCCTACAGACACAGTGCAATCCATCTTATCCCGCCACATATCCGGGCGAACTTCTACCCACTGACCTCTTAAAAGAACCACTCTTTCCTTGTTCTGGTTCTTCTGTACCAGTTCATATATTGCAAGCATCAGGTCTTTTACACCTGTTTCAGCAAAGTTTCTTGCAATTAACTCCACCCTTGACTGCGCTGCGGTCATCACAGAATTAACTGCTGATGCCGTGGTATGGGAAGTCAGGGCTTTATCGTTAAGACCTTGTGAGTATTTATTAACCCCGGCCCGTGATTCCCTGACACTATCCAGATATTCCAGCATCTGGAAGGTATAGGGTTCTAGTGGGGGAGTAGTCAGGGGCATGACGGCGTTGGGGGATTTAACCCTGACCACCCCGCCCGGTCTTTGTGTGAGCAAATCGTCCAGGTTCGCTTGGCCTTCGAGAACTGCATACCTACCAAAGTTCTGGTTGTACATATTGTCCATGAGGTTCCGCATCAGGCTACTCTTAATCAACTGCAAATCCATAATGAGGTCTGCCACGGATAAACCAAAAAACTTGTGGGGTATTTTGATCGGGGTAATGGAAATAAAGGGAACCCTGTCTACAGGATCATTAGCAAGGACTTTATCCCCTATGCTACAGACCTTTCTCAGTTCCGCTAAACCATCATTATCCCAATCCGTCTTCAGGTAACTCTCATATAGCCAGTATTCCTTTAATGCTTCCTCTGCCTCTGTTTCCGTAATGCCGAAATTGATACTCCTGTCAAAATTAAACCTTGCCTGTCTTTCACCGGACAATGACCCCATCTCGTCATCACCGCTGGACAGTTCATCCGGGTCTACATCAAACCCCATTTCTTTAAGTTCAGTCAGGGTCTTTTTAACCCTATGGCATACAAAACGACTATCCCCAATAGATTTAGATTCCCTGGAAATAAGGAATTCTTCAGGGGGTACGTTTTCAACCACGACTTTGCCATTCAACACCTTCCTGGTAACCACAACGTCATTTGTGAAGTCATCATTCTTCGTATGCTCGACAACTTCCACTTCTTCAGAGGCTAGAAGGGCATCAAGTTCAAGCTCAGTCAGGTTCTGATATTCCTCACGGTCATTTTCATCGGTTTCATCCCACCAAACCTTAACTATGCCGTTTTTCTGCAAAAGTGCATCAGAAAACCACGTATAGAGGATTTCCCAGCCTGAATTATCCTTACTAAAAATATGGTTTATATACTGAGAAGCCTGTTCAGCAGCATCCACATCTTCAGGGCCGACAGGAGAAAAGGACACCATGTTATCACCAGAGGCGAATACCCTCATAAGGGATGGCTTTATCCACTCAATCGTATCCGCAACGGTAGAATCTACGAATTGAGAGCGTCCTTCCACTTCATTACCGAACGGACGGGCATAGTAATACTCCATAGCCTGTTCCCTCTGTTTGGATATGTCATCGTTATATCCCAACGCATCGGTAATTTCTGTTTGTATTCTTGCTACTAGTTCTTCATCAATCACTAAATTATCCCTAGATTCCTGTATTTGAGTTCGTTATCCCATGTAGGATCATCGCCAGCTACCGCAAACCGCTGCGACATGGATGCATACCGCGTTGCTGACATCAGATCATCCCGCAAAGGAACGATTTTTCCATCTTTTCTGTGATACATACGGAATTCCGCAAACCACAAGCCTAAAGTATTAAAGACTTTGAACTTATCATCTTCCATACGCTGTAAAATGTCCATAATACCGACTTCTATGGAGTTTCCACCCTTCTTCTCACCCAGAGCAGGAGGGTTTTCAAAATGGAAGGGGAGCATATTAACACCCATATTCCTGTATTGCTCTGCAAGGCCAGGGTTACCCATCGAGTCAAGCCTGTTGCCATCGTGAGGCCATGCAACTGGTATGAAATAGGGCCGTGTCCGTATAGCATTAGCATGAACTAATGGGGGTGCTTTGGATGCACTGTAACAGTCATAGATATACATGATGTCCTCATCCCTATCCCATGCTATCCAGACCACCGCTGTAGGGTGATCGTAACCAAAATCTATCCCGCAGATACGGGGCCAATGACTCTTTATCGAAAATGGATCACAAGCGATCCTGTCTTCGCTCACAGGGAAGACTAAGCCTGACCCTATGGATGGCCTACCGTTACGCCTCATATCGCGTTCATGGGGCGAATAGGAGGACAGAATCTGCTCCATGACTTCTTCGTTCAGATGGCCCGAATTTCCATTTAAGACACTTCTAACCTTTTCAGTGGCATCATCCCACGTAGCATTATCAAGGGATTGACCGGGCTTTATGGAGTTTATAAAGCTGGCAACGGTTTCCGTCATGCCCTGTTCAGGAGTAAAGGTCATATAAACCATCCCCCTCCTGTCGAGCGTCCTCGTTACGGCCTGAGAGTAGATATCTCTTGATGGTTCTTCATCCAACCATACGCAATCAACAGAACGACCCTGCCATTTCTCCTGGCCCATCTCATAAGCCTTGAAGAATAAAGAAGAGTTCCCCCCCGATACATGACTAATAAGTGCCATGCTCTTGGCGTTTGGAACCCCCGGCTTTCTCTCGGTTTTTATTATCTTTGAACGAGGTATTGCACCGGAACCAAAAGCGTCAGGGTCATCAGGGGAACCCAATAATTCAGCCTGAACGATATCACGGGTTGTTTCGTTTGAAACACCACCCGACCATCCTGTGATGGGTTGCCTGAATATACGGCCCTTCCACCATTCAGGGTATAGCCCAGTTAAGTGGAAAGCCATTTCAGCGGCTCCGCAGTAGGATTTTCCTATGCGGTTAGCTGCCATTAAAAGTCGTTGATTACAACTGGAACCAGTATCGTGGAAGTTTCTTTGGTAAGGGTATGGATCATAATAATCCAGCTTGTTATATCTTTCCCTCTTCCGCAGTTCCCGTAATATTTCAACCTTACGATGGACGGTCAATGCGTTATACCGACAACCTCTGGTTTATTTTCCATTAAAAGAGCTTCGAGTTCCTTGTTTAATTCTTCAGTGGAAATCTGCTCTATAGTGGTCTGTTCAATCCGGTCAACAGGTTTTAGCCCTGCCCGATCTAGGATGTCCTTAACTGCTTGAAAACGCACACTTTCACTCTCAGCCTTGTACGCAAGTTCCTTTAACTGAGCTAATGCACCTGGTACAGCATCGACAATACCTTTCCTCGTTTCCTCTGCAATCTCTCCTGCAAACTGCTTTTTAAGGTTGTGTCCTCGTACCTCTGCACCCCTCTCGCTGTAACCAGCCATGATAGCGGATTTCGTGGCATTCCCTGTATGAACGTAATGCTCTATAAATGCCTGTTGTTTATCTGTTCTCATCTCCGTAAC